TCTTTCTCCAGCTCGGCGTTGCGGGCTTCGAGGGACTTGGTCTTCTCGACCGAGGCCGTTACCGTCGCTTGGAGCGCGGCAAAGTCTTCGGTCAGTTTCTTGAAGTCCGCGACGGTGGGCTTGGCAGGCGTGTTCATTCTCTAGATCCCCTTCCTGGGTTTCCGGCTCTCATGAGCCTTAAAGAGCCAATCCTTGGCCCTTGAGCTTCTCCACGATATTGTTTTTCACCCTGGCCACATTGTCAAGGCATCTAGCCATCTCGGCTTCGGCCAGCAGCTCGGCATCGGGGTCTGGCAAGGCTTCTGGGACTGGCTCCACGACAGGCGCCGCAAGGGCCGCCGCGACCTCCATTCGAGCTTCTTGCTCATCATCTGGATTTCGGCAATCAGCTGGCCTAGTAAAACATTGGTTTGCTGATTTGCCGCGGTTGCCGCCTGGCCCTGGTCAACGTCGCCAGGGACCGATTTTTTCTTGGCGATGTGATCGCTGGTCGTCTTATAGATCTCGGCGAACATCTCCGGCAGAAGAACGACGTCGGTTTTATAGTTTTCGAGCATCTTTTTCCGCCAGGTCTTGATGCAAGCCTGGATGGCCTCGTCCTGGTCTTTGCCCTCATCGATCAATGTCACGACTCGCTGCAAAACCTCTTCCTGATAGCACTTTTTATGCGCCGCGGTGGGCTCGGCGTCGGACTCTTCGGGGGCTCCCGGCGGTTGATCTGCCTTTACCTCTTCGGCGGGCTTTTCCTGCGTATCGGGGGGGGGCGTCGTATCGGCGGCGCTCTCCAGCTCGTCGCCGTCTTCCTCCTGGTCGGCGGCCTCCTCTGCCGGCGCATCTTCGAGCGGGGCCGCATCGGGATTGGCGACGTCCTCGGTATTGGCTTCGCGCAGCTCGGCTGCGTTGATCTGCAAAAGATCGGAAAAGGCCGCGAGAATCCCATCGGGCACGGCATTTTGCTCGCCGGTCATGGCCGCGTGGACTTCCTCGGCTGTATATTTGGACGATTTGGCACACTCTTCCATGAATGCCTCATGGTCGAAGCGGTTTTCGGCTTCCATCTTGCCGATTTGCTCCTGGACCATGGCCGCGACTCTAGCGCCCTTGCAGCGCATCAAATCGACGCGGATCTGGGCCAGCGGGGTATCGGTCCAGTAGGCTTTGGCCTTGCCAACCAGCTCGAAGAAGCTCCCTTGATTCATGGGGATCGAGACCACCGAAACCTCGCGCAAAATGCAATTGCGGAGGACCATCACGCCATCAGGTTGCGGCTCCTCCTGGCAATCGAAACCCGCGGAAAACGTCTTTAAGACCCCTTCGCGGATCAAGTCGCGGATCCTGGAGATGGCCGGGTCTTCGGAATCCGAAATCTGAACCTTTACCCAAAGGCCGTCCTTCTTAATTTTGGCATCCAAGCCCTTGCCGATGGGGAACTTAAAATGCTCGCGGTGGTCAAAGAAAACCTGGGGATTGGCTAGCCATTCGTCCAGGCGCCACTCTTCCGGCGGGATATATTCGTTCCCCCGGTCGATGATGACGCCACCCTTAAGATCCTTGGCGCGGTTGGCATAGCCCTCGATGACGACGCTTCCGCCCTTGGCTGCCTTGACTTTGGTGATCCTGAAAACGGCCTTATGATGGCTGATCTGCGAGTCGGTGGCGCTCATTTCGACCTCTTTTTAGTGGCCATTAAATAGCTTTATGGCCAGTTAAATGGCCACTTGAATATTACTGCTTGCTGCCAATTGGAACAATCGGGCCCTTGTCGCCGGTCGGGACCGGATTGCCTGGCGGGGCGGTGAAGTCGAGGCCGCTGCCATCATCCGGCGGGACCATGAGGAACGTACAACGGCAGTTGATGACCTCGTCCGCGGCGCCGGCAGGGTCGCGGGGGTAGAGCAGGCCATTTTTGAATTTCTTGCCGGCTGGGACTTGGTCGCCGTCCTGGCTGGCGTGGCTATCCCGGACGCGATTGTCGCCCGCGGTGATCCACATTAGCTCCATGCCGGGCATGAGCTTCTGAGCGTCCTGGGTCGCCGCCCATTGGCCTAGGCTGATGGCCGTAAGGGCCTCGGTGCGAGCAATCCGCTCGGCCCGGTAGCCGGCATTATCGACGTTGGCGATCTTCAGGACGATATTTTTGGCGATCTGATCCAGGGTTTCCGAGTTGGAAAGACCGTCAGCGATCACGCCAAGAATTTCGTCGCTCGTCGTTGCGCTGATGTGGTCAAAGCTATCAAGCAGCCGGCTTGCCAGCATCTCGCGCCGTCCTGAGGCGTTCTGCTTGCGAAGCGTCTGGGCCTCCTGGGGGTTGGGCAGCTGGAAAGGCGTCTGCATCTGGAGATCATAGCCAGACTCCATAGCCTTGCTCAGGGTGTCCAGGTTGCCCTCTACCCATTTCTCCTGGAGAGCGTCGAAAGATCGCCCGAGCGCGCGCCGGAGCTGCGCCTGGGCAGGAAGGCCCTCGACTTTGTCGTCCTGGTTGCCGCCATCTCCTGCGGCCTTCGTCTTTTTCTTGGCCAGTTGATCTTTGGCGATCTGTACCGCGGCTGCCGCGAAGTCAGCGAGTAGATTGAGCGTCGAGTCGAGCACCTGGCCATGCGCCTCATCCTCATTCTGGCTTTGCTTGCCTTGCCGCTCGTCCATTAGGGCCTTATTTGCCCTGGTATAGCTACCGGATCCTTTTAGACCGGCCTGCTCGAAAAGGACGTTACGGTCCATCGGAACATGCAGGTTATCCCGGACGGTTTTGGGCAAGCCCTGCTTGACGTTGACCCAGGCGAATTTGGTGAACTCGCCATCGGGATCCTCGCCCGCGGTCGGCTTGGGGCGGTCGCCCTCCAGGTCGGCGCGGAAAGCGTGGACCATGACATTGCCTTTGCCCGTATCGACTTCTTTTGGCTCTCCGAGCAATTTCAATGTTTCGGGCGCCAATTGGATGCCTGTTTCTTCCATTACCTCGCGCAGGGCGCCCTGGTGGCCGCTTTCTCCGGGATCTAGATGGCCGCCTGGGCAGGTCCATCGCCCATTGTCGCGCCGCTGGCCCATAAGCATGTGGTCGCCATGGAACATGGCCACGGTAGCCACCTGCCGGCTGCTGTAGGCGCCCATCCGGTCTGGCGGGTTGCCATTCGCATCGGGGCGCAGCTGATCGACATTGACCTCTGTGGCTGGGGCCGCTGGGGACGCTGGAACATCGCCGCCGGGGGCAAGCGGGGCTTGGTTTTCATCTGGCGCTGGCGCGTTCCCAGGCTGTTCCCCATTGGGAACATTGGGGGCGCCGCCGAATTGCGGCAGAGCATACTTCTGGGCCACTGCGGCGTTAAATTCGGCCTCCAGGACGTCGCCGCCCTCCAGGGGCTCATCCTCCCAGACCTCGGCGCGTACTTCGTTGATCGTTTTGGTTTTCAGCATGGCATTGGCCGTCGTGGCCTTATCCAGCATGTTCTCCTGGAGGGCCTGGACGTCGGAGTTATCAAATTGCAGCTCCTCTTCGTCGCTCAGGTCGCCCGTGCGGCGCCAGGCGTCGGTGAGAACTTCGGCAATAAGCTCCTGGACGGGCAGAATGCCAGCCTCCCAGAAGTTCCTAATGGCTGCCTTGGTTTCTTCCGATCCAAGGGAGCCGGTCTTTTGCAGGCCGACCTCATGCGGGGGTATATGAAGCAGGGCCATGATCTCCTCGCGGCGCATCCCGATATGCTCGGAAAGCTCCTGCTCGGCCATCTTCTGCTGAATGTTGCTGGCGGTGACTCCCTTGGGTAGTAGCATCGTGCGGCGCGCGTTGCGCCGGCCCGTGAGCGCGTTCTCATAGCTCTTAATGAGGCGCACGGCATTGGTTTCGTTGGCCTCTTTGTCCATCTCCAGAATCATGCCGGCGTTGCCCTGATTCCAGTAGAAATTCAGCAAGTATTCCGTTGAGTAACGGTCAAATAGCACAGAGCGACGGCCCGGAACATAGGGGGATAGGCCCCAAAGCATACTGTTGAGGTTCGGTAGCCGGAAATGGATGGCATCTTCTTGCTTGAAGTAGAAGTCCGCGCGATTTAGACCGGGAACCTGGATATCTTCCGAGATCCCAGAGCCCAAGAAGCGATAGCCCTTGAGTCGGCTTCGGCTGTCGAAATCCAGGTCGATCAACTCGGTTGGGAGAAGCATCATGCCCTTGCTGTATCGCATCTGCCAACAAATCGCGTTGCCCATCAGCATCAGCTCGGCGACGACCCTTTGCATGAACTGACGATAGGTCTCCCAGGCGTTGGGCCGCCTCATGGTCTTGTTATATGGATGGTCATCGACCGGCTTCCAGGCGCGCCGGCCATTGGTGACTTCTTCGCGCACGACGCGGAGCGGCTGCCGGCTGATCTTTTTGGCATAGAGAGTGCAGCAAACGAAAACCCAAATCTCTGAATAGAATAGGTTTTTAAGGTTGTGCTGGTCGATCATGGCGCGCTTTTCGGGCGTCCATAAACCAGTACCCTCATCGCTAGTGCCGAAAATGCCGCCGGAGAATGATTTTTCCCGCGTGAGCGAATCCAGGGAAACGCCGTCGTAATTGTCCTGCCACCGCTTCTCTGGCCCCTGGGCAGGAGATTCGATTAGCTCAACGATGCTGCGCTCTTTCGGCTTCTTTTTGTCCGACATTTAGCGGCCCTCCCTGGCCTTAAAAGCCTTCCTCGGCATCCTCGTCTAGATCATCAATCTGACCCCTGATATAGCCCTCAAGGCTATTGGGGTCGATGCTTGGCTGATAGTCCTCGATGATTTTAACTTCCATATCCGTCCCGGCCAGCTCCTCACAGGCCACATGGCCGAGCGCGGCAGACCAAACGATATCGTCATGATCCCCATCGGGATGAGTGTACTTCATGGTTCCAAGCTCGTTGACTTGGACCTCGAAAACATCAAACTCATGCCGCATCGACGGCCAATTGGGGACCAGGATGCCCCGGCGCTCGACGCTGGTTATCAGGCGGTTCGCCATCAGGGACTTGGTTTGGTTGGTAAAACCGATGCCGCGATAGGCCAGGCCGGGGATGCAGGCCAGAATATCGTCGATGACTTCGCCGAGGCCGGTTTTATCGTGGAGGAGCAGGTCGCAACGCTTAAAGCGCCTGGAAAACCTTACCACATCGGTAACGGCATCGGTGTAGGGCTTCTGGTTGAACTTTAGGAACCCGATCATCCTAAATGGACGCTTAGAAAAGTCCCAGAATGTCGCGACGGTATAGTCATCCTTTTTCGCCCAATCGACCCCGCCGCAAACCACCCTTTCCTTGGCATCATCAACAATCCAGGACTCGACGACGCCGTCCCGCTGATATTCGGCCATGGCCAGGTCGATGCAATGCTCGAATCCCTGAAAGACTGCGCCATCTTCCAGGAACTCGGCCAGGTAGTATTGGCGGAAAAGACGGTCGGGCATGATTCGCTTGGCGTCGAGGATCGACTTGCGCGGCACAAAGGGATTAGCCGCGGTCGGGGCCGTGATGAAAATCTCCTCCGGCACAATGCCCTTGCGCCGGGCATGGTCCTGGATCTCCTTAGCCCTCATGCAGCCCTTATAGAACCAGTTTCGGCCCCTGGGCGTCGAGATTGACAGCACCTTGCCGTGCGTTTGTGAAACGGTGGTCATCACCGAATCGAAAACTTGCTTTTCGAGCTTGCTGGCCTCGTCCAGGACGTTGGCAAAGGTTCCCTCACCCTC